CTCCCGCGCAATGTCCGACAGCCCGGCAGCCTCGGCACCGCCAGCCCTGCCGCCACCGCCGCCGCCGCCCGAAATTCTTGGACTAGGGGTGAATCGCAGGCCCGCCCCACGCACCGGGGGCGCAAAGGCCCCGCCGCCAAACTGGACGCGGCTGCGCACCGAATCCGGGCCGGAAGATTGCCCGGTGCGGCCCAGTTCCCGCTCATAGGCCAGCGATGCCGCCGCCTGCGCGGCACGGAAGGTTTCATCGGCCAGCGAGACGGCCATGTTCCGCGTCAGGGCATAGACCTGATACGCGGCAATCATCTTGTCGCGCAAAGTCTCTGCCGCTGCCCATTGGTCGCGGTAGGAATTGCGAATTTCATTGGCCCGCAGACGCGCGGCCAGACCCAGGTCTTGCTCGGTCTTCAGTTGCTGCAGGGCAACGTCAATTTCCTCAATTCTTATGGTCAGGGCATCGCGTTCGTCTTCCGCAGCCTGGCGGAAACCAGCGGCGCGGTTCGCTTGCAGCGAGTCGATCCGCACAAGGATTTGTTCCCGCTCTTGGGTCAGGCGGTTGATCTCATTCAGGGCGCTCTGCTCTGCCTCTCCTGACGCGCCACTCGCGGCAATCTCCCGCTCAAGCCGAAGCGCGCGGGTCGATTCCGTCAGGCCGTCCATCATCGATTTAAGGCGTTCCGTTTCCGCAGTAAGGGCTGCGCTGTCATCCTTGGCCTTCATCGCCCCGGATGCCCATTGGAAAAGCGCGCCACCCCCTGCAATCACGCCAATGGTGACAAGCGAAATCGGCGAGATCAGCGATTGAAACGCAGTCAGAAGCAGCGGGCCAACCGTTCGGATGTTAGCCCCCATCGACGTGAACACACCATTCAGCTGCGAACCCTGCTGCACCGCAATCAGGAACGGCGATTGCCCACCCGCCAGCTGCACCCCGATGTCCTGGAACTGCGCCGCGATATTGCCGGTCTGCGCCGACATGCCGCGGGCAAAACCGTTGAACCTGTCGGCGCTGACAGACGCGGTATTTGCGGCGGTCGAAACCCCGGCCAGTTCCGCGCTCAGGCGCTCCATATTCCGGTCGTACAGCGCAGTCGTGATCACGCCACTCTTGAGCGCTTCGTCCAGAAGCCTGACCTGTCCCTCGTATTTTTTTGACGCATTATAGAGCGGATTGAAGCGCTTCGACAGAAATTCGATTCGCTTTTCGAACACCGCCGCAGACTTCTCGGCACCTTTCAGGCCCCTTCCGACACCTGTGTCAATGTCATCGCCGGTTTTGCGCGCCTTGCGCCCGGTGACATTCATCCGTTGCTCAAGGCGTTTCAATGCCCGATCGGCATCACTGATGCCGGCCTGCAATTTGGCCGTACCGACCGACATTTCCGCATGCAGTCCGGCGACCGGGATTTGCGTCATGGCTGACTCCGCAGGGCAAGGTGGATCAGATATCCGCGCGCCAACTCATCATCGACTGCGGTGTTTACCTCTGCCCGTCTTTCGGGCAGGGGTTCGTATTTGGGCAGGCTCTTGGGGTCGTGGAACGCGCGGGCAATGTTATGCGCCAATTCATTTGACGCGGCCCGCGTGCGTTCAAATTCTGACCTTACCCGCGCCGATGTGGCGCTGATCACAAGGTTGGCCTCGGAAACGGTCAAACCCCAGAAGTCGTTTGGGGCTTGGCCCGCCTGAACCCAGATCGACCATAGGCCGTAGATCAAGTCGCCGCTTTTTTGCGGCGCGGCGCGTTTCCCTCAGCACTCCCCGGCTTTTCGCCCGTCAGGTCTTCAAGACAGTTGGCCAGCACCTGGCCAACCATTTCCAGCGACCGCGCGATGCCGATCTTTTCCATCAGCTCCATCGCATCCGCTTCGGTTGCCTCGGTCTGCAGCGCGGCCCAGAACAAACGCCCCGCCCGCCGCATGTCCGAGGCATCCCTTTGCACGGCCTCAATCGCCGCGCCGATGGTCTCGCCGCTGCGGTCCTGATACCGCACCATCGCCCCCATCGACAGGCGCAGGCTGTACGACTTGCCGTCGTGATCAAACGAAACCGATTTCACGCGCCGGCACCCTTGGTCCAGGTCACCGGCCCGGTGGTCCGGATCACCACCGACATGCCGATCAGCGCGCCGACATCATCCGCCTGAATGGATGGCGTCGGATAGCCCTGGAATTCGAACAGATCGCCGGTTGTCTGGCCCGGTGTCAGCGGCATCGTCACCCGGTAATAGGCCGGCGTGTTCGATGCCTGGTCGGCCAGCTGCTGCTCATACCCCAGCGGGGTATATCCGGCATTGACCGTGATTTCGCCCGCGTCTTTCAGGCCCTTCACATACTCCCGGAACCCGCCGACAGAATCCAGGCTTGTCGCATCCTGGTACTCCGTCGACACCTGCGGCACCGCCAGCCCTTTTGCCTCCGGGATGCGGGTAAAGCTGTTCGCAGCCCCGGTCAGCGACCGCTCGACCTTGCCGCCCCAGGCGATTGTCTGTTTCGTCATTGGCTTTCTCCTCAGCCGAAGTGATAGTTGATGATGAAGTCCATCGTGACCCGGTGGTTCTGGGTCACGCCGTCGTCGTCGGGCAGGTCGCGCGCGCCTGCCAGAAATGCCCCTGTGATGACGCCGCCCTGCCAGGCATCCAGGGCCGTCCTGACCGCCCGCGACAGCACCTTGGCCTCGCCATAGCTTGCGGCCCAGCAATCCACCTGCACCCGCGCCCGCGACAGCCCCGGCCCGTCCAGGCTGTGATCAACCGGGCCGTCCGTCACCACCGTCAGCGTCAGGCAGGGCAAGGCCTGCCCCTGCGGCGCCAGCCCCCAGTTGATCCGCGCGGCCACCCGGGCCGAAATGGCCGGAACAGTGCCCAGCATTGCGCGCAGCGCCTCTTCCATGCTCAGCGCCCCTTCCGCTTGACCGCCTTTTCAATCTGCAGCCGCAATTCATCCGCCAGCCGCAGCAGCATCGCCCGGCTGTCCTGATCCCAGGCGGGCCGCAGGAACGGGCGCGGCCGGGAATGTTTCGTGCCGAACTCCACCAGATGCCCGTGCCGCCCGCCTTTGCCCCGCCCATAGGACGTGCCCAGATAGACCGTCGTGATCCCGGCCTCCTTTGTCCGGCCCTTCAGCTTGTCGCTGACCGTGATCGACCGGCGCAAAGTGCCGGTGCGCACCGGCACCAGGGCTCGGGTCAGATCGGCGGTCGGTTCCACCGCCTTGATCATGGCGCGCGTCAGCGCCCCCTCTTCCCGCCGGACCGACTGCAGGCGCTCCAGCATCGCCGCCAGGTCCTTGAACCCGTCGACCTTGAATTCCATGCTCATGTATCGGCCCGCGCCGCTGCCGTGATCTCCACGCCCTCACGCCGCCCGATCTCTTTGACACCGGTGATATCGTACTCCCGGCCTTCGCAGATCAGCCGGTCCTTTGGCGTGATCTCCCCGGTCGCGAACGTCAACCGCACCAGAAATCGGGCGGTGATGCGGGCCGCCACCTGGGCCGCCGCAACCTGTTCCCCGTCCGACACGAACCGGCGTTGCGCCCAGACCGGCGGCCCGTAATCGACCCAGGACTCGACCTGCGCAAAACCATCGTCGATCAGGGTAAACCGGCGGAACTGCACCCGCCGGTCAAGCTTGCCCGCTTCCATCAGCTGCGCAGCAGCAGCGCGATCTGATAGGTGGCCGCAGCCCCGGCCGAGTTGGCAATCCGCAGAATATCCGCCGTGCCGGCCACAATCGCCCCGAACCCGCCGACCGCATCGCAGCCGAAGAACAGGAAAGCGCCGGGCCGCAGCGGGCCGAAGGTCGGGGTCGTGCCGCCCAGGAAGGTGGTGATCGGGCTGGTGCCGCCGCCGATGGTCAGGTTGGTGGTGTTCGGCGGCGCACTGGCCAGCTTCGGCGCATTGATGATCAGCGCCCCCACCAGCGTTGTGGCCGCGATATCCACGCCATAGACCGTTTTCAGCGCCGTGCCGTTCAGGTCCAGATCGTCGTTGGCCGCCGATGCCAGGGTGCGCTCATCGGCAAACAGCAGGTTCGCCTGCCCGGACCCGTTGCCCATCGAAAACTGCAGCACATCCTGCACCACAGCGCTGAAATTTGCTGCCCCGTAATCGTGGGCCCCCAGCTGGGTCGCCTCGAAAATGGCCGAAAGCTTCGCAGATACAGTCATCGCTCATCTCCTTGATGATAGGGTGCACCCCGCATCAGCCGGTCACGGGCTGGCAGGGTCTGTCAGAAATCCTTGGCAGATGGTCCCGGCATGGGCCGGGCGGGGTCAGAACAAGCCCCGCTCCGAACGCGACGCCATCAGAAGATGCTTGAACACCGCAGAAAACTCTGCGTCGCCCGTTGGCATGCGGCGGTCGTACATCTCGGCCACCATCAGCCGCGCCAGTTGCCGGGTTGTCTCGGGCACCGCAGACGGCGCGCCATAACCGGCGACGAAATCCACCCAGAAGGCCGCTTCCCGATCTTCGGCTTCCGGCCAGACGGCAGGCGGCACAAGTTCGACAACGCCGGACACCAGGCGATACAGCGTGGTCGCAAAAACGCGCTCCACGCCTGCCGTGTCAAAGTACCGGATTTCGGCAATGGACTGGACCGGCCCAAGCGGCAACCGGATGCTGGCCTCGGGGCGCGCCGAAAGCGTAAGCCGCCAGGTCTGCGTCACAAGGGCCTCGCCCAATACACCGTCGCGCGCGTCCAGCCATCCGGTCGCCGCAGCGATATAGTCGGAAATCAGCCCGTCTTCGGTATCGCCGTCGACGCGGCACTGATCCTTGGCATCTTGCAGCGAAATCAGGTGCGCCGACGGCGGCGTGATGCGTGTAAGTTTCATGCCACCCCCTTGCCGGAACAGTGAAGGGGGCAGCTTTCGCCGCCCCCTCTGACAATTCCGATCAGGACGTGGCAACCTTCAGCAGCTTGATCGCCGCAGAGTCGAGCACCCGGCCACCGACGCGCTTTGCCATCGGGAACCGCACCCAGCCCATTTTCGTGATTTCGTCGCGCACCATCCACAGTCCGGGAATGTCGGCGATCAGGTAGCCCCGCGAAAAATCGCCAAAAGCAATCGGGAAGGTGTTCGCGCCCACGTTGGGCATGTCTTCCGCAACCACGATGCGCCGGCCCAGCATCGTATCCGGGTCGCCTTCGCGCACGGCCGGCGTCAGCAGATACTGGCCCGTCGTGTCCTTCACCTTGGCATGGGCCGCCAGAACAAGGCTGTTCATGACCCACGAGGCATTCTGGCGATACCCGGCCTTCAGCCCGTACAGCATGTCCTTCAGGCTGTCCCACGGGTTTGCAGCCAGCGCGCCGGCCGCACCCGTGAAGAAATACTGCAGCGTACCGAACGCGCGGGTTGCATCGCCGGTCACCACCGGCGTACCGGTCAGAAAACCGGTCGGCTGGTTCGTGCCGCTGCCCGAAACAAAGGCAGTGCCTTCGGCAATCGCGAACCGCTCAGCGCCGTCTGCTACCAGCAGGCCCTCGACATCAAAGAACAGGTCGTTGATCGAGTGGCGGGTTGCGGCAGGCACGGCGGAAAGTTCGCCGAACGTCGGTGCACAGTCGCCGAAGTCCGGGGTCGCGGTATCCAGCGTCCGGGTGCTGGTTTCCCCCGCCCATTCCGCCGCAAGGCCGCCACGGTTGACCAGCTGGTGATAGTCCGTCGTGCCGGTCTGTACCACACGCGCAATCTGCCGGATCGGCGACACGTCCAGAATCATCTTTTCGACCTGATCCGCGATTTCCTTGGGCAGACCGAAACCGCCCGAGGCACCGGTTGCGGTGCGCACGTCTGCCGCCTTCTGCTGCAGGTCATACAGCCGGTCCATTGCCCCGCCGTTTGTGCCCTTGCGCATGAAATCGATGAAGGCCGCCTTGTGCTCTTCCGCGGCCTTCTGCGTTGCCGCAGTCGATCCGGGGCGGTTGCCTTTCGTCTCGATCTCGGCCAGGCGGTTTTCCAGGGCTTTCAGGGCCAGATCGGCGTCCTGCTTGGCCTTCAGCGTTGCCGCCAGGTCAGTTTCCATGCGGGCAAGTTTCTGCTCGGTCAGAACATCGGCCTGCTTCACGCCTTCCACTTCGGCACGAATGGCCGCAATGGTCTTGTTGCCCTCTTCGATGAGGGGCTTCAGATCGTCCAGTGCCATGGGAAAACTCCTCTAATGGCGATTACAGGGATGTGCGAAGCCTCAGAAGGCTTGCGACTTCTTCCGCGCCATCATCGCCAGCGTCCCGCATGGCCTTGATGCCGTTGTAGCCCCCGCCCATCAGGGCAAGAGCTACGGAACGGGAAAGCCCAGCGTCCCGCGTGAGCATCCGTTCCAACTCTCTTTCGCTCAGACCGGCGGCCTTGACCGCATCGATCCGCGCCATTTCATTCATCGGAAAGGTGACAAGCGACACCTCCCAAAGGTCCGCCTGCAGGATCACCCGCTTGCCGTTGCGATCTATGCTCTTGACCGCGCTAAAGCCAATCGACAGCCCGTCGATCGCACCCGCCTTGACCAGCTCGTAAGCCTCTGCACCCGCGCGCACTGTCGTCAGCATCCGGCCGGCCACGCGCAGCCCCTTGGCATCCTCTTCCATGGTGTTCCAGACACCGACGACCGACGATTTGTCGTGCTGAAACAGCATCTTTACGCGCCGGCTACCGGCCAGGGACTGCTTAAACGCCCCCGGCGCAACGATGTCACCGCCAAGATCGACCGTATCAAAGACCGACCCATAGCCTTCGATCTGGCCCTGATCGTCGGCCTTCCACTCGATGGAAAGGTGCTTGAATTCCATTCTATGCCCCTTCCGGCCCTTGGCCGGGGTTCATCGCGCCAGCGGAAAGCCGGTTCGCGCCGTCATCCTCTACCGGGTTCAGGCCGATCTCGGCCCTGACCTCGTTCTGCGTCATCCATGCCGGCGTGCCGCCAGCGCCAAGCGCCTTGGCGTAATACTCGGCCTGATCCTTGAAATCGCCGCGCAGCAGGTTGCGCTCGTCCAGATCCACGCGAAGTCCGGTTTCATTGGCCAGAATGTCGCGGTTTGCTGCCTCTTCAAACCGGGCAATCCAGGGCCCAAGCGTGTGCACCAGGTGATTGCGGAACATCTGCTCTGCGCTGGCAAAGGTTGCCGCCTTGTCGGCCTGCATCATCATAATCGGCTGCACACGGAACACCCGGGCAATCTCTTCGATCTGCATGCGCCTTGTTTCGATGTACTGCG